GTTAGAGGTACATATGGATTACCTGCTGATCCTCATGCTTGGACATCTAGAGCTATGAGAACAATGAAACATTATAATGCTTTAACAATGCTTACAGGTTTCTTTGCAGCAGTAGCTGATGTACCAAGAACTGTTATGACATCTGGTATTCAAAGAGGTTTTAAAACTCAGTTTGAAATGTGGGGAGATATGCTGTCAAATAAAAATAGAGGTATTTTTAAGGCAGGTAAAAAAGAAGCTCAGTCTTTTGCAGAAGCAGTTGATATGGTTACTGGACAAAGAGCTATGCTTTTTTCTGATATTGGAGATATGTTTGGTATGTCTTCTAAAGTAGAAGGTATGATGGGGAAAGCAGCCAACTTTAATTTTATGTATATTAACATGATGTCTAGATGGACAGAATTTATGAAAAGTGCAGCATCTGTTACTATTGGTTCTAGAATCTTAGAAGACTCTATAAAATGGAGTAAAGGTACTTTGTCAGATAAATTTAAAACTAAGTTAGCAGCTTCTGGTATTGATGAAGAAGTAGCAAAAAGAATTGCAAAAATGCACGAATCACATGGAACTAAAACTACACATAACTTTATGGCTAATACAGTAGAATGGACTGATGACTTAGCTAAACAAAGATTTGGTGCAGCGTTAAATAAAGATATTAATATTACAATTGTAACGCCAGGCAAAGGAGATACACCTTTGTTTATGAACTATGAACTTGCTAGTACTATTGTACAGTTTAAAAAATTTGCAATGGCTTCTACACAAAGAATGTTAATGAGAGGTATGCAAGAAAAAGATATGGATTTTTTATTTGGTTCTATGTTGTTAATGGGATCTGGTATGTTGGTAGACTCAGTTTACACAACATTTAGATTTGATAAAGATTATTCTAAAAAATCTTTAACAGCAAAACTATTAGCAGCGTTTGATAGATCTGGATTAGGTGGAATATTTGTAGATGTTAATAGATCTATAGAAGCTCTTACAGATAATAGAATTGGTATAGCTCCATTAATGGGTGAAGGTAAACCTTATGGTTCTTCTATGAAATCTAAAGTAGGATTGCTTGGTCCTTCGGCATCACAAATTTATAATATTTTTGATATTATGTATGATGTAGGTGGTAAATCATATAATCATTATACAGCACGTAATGTGCGTAGATTAATTCCATTTCAGAACGTATGGTATTTAGATTGGCTATTTGACGATTTAGAAAAAGGACTTCGATTTAAATAATGAGTATAATAATTTCAGACGTAGAACCACGAGTTCAATATACAGCAACAGCTGGACAAACTAGCTTTACTGTTGGATTCGAGTTTTTTGATAATGCAGATTTAAAAGTATTTAATGGTACATCACTATTAACTTTTTCGGCATCACCTACAAACGCAACACAGTATTCTGTATCTGGTGCAGGACAAACTGGTGGAGGATCTATTACATTAGGTTCGCCTGGAGCTACAGTAAATGATGTAATTACAATATCTAGAGATTTAGCAATAGCTAGATCTACAGACTTTCCAACATCTGGAGCTTTCCAAATAGCTTCATTAAATACAGAATTAGATAAAATTATTGCTATGGCACAACAGCTTGAAAGAGATCAAAAATTATCTCCAAGAGTTGCTACAACTTCTTCTTCTTCATTTAATCTTACTTTTCCAGATATGGTTGCAGGTAAAGTATTGTCTGCAAATTCTGGTGGTACAGGATTAGAATTTACTGTTGATGCTTCTGGATTATTAACAGCAGAAGCAAATGCAGCAACATCAGCAACAAACGCAGGTAACTCAGCAACAGCAGCAGCAGGTTCTGCAACGTCAGCAGAAAATGCAAAAAACGCAGCTGAAGCAGCACTTGATACATTTGATGATGATTTCTTAGGATCTAAATCTAGTGATCCTAGTGTAGATAATGATGGTGCTACTTTAGCAGATGGAGCTTTATATTTTAATACTACAGATAATGTAATGAAAGTGTATGACTTAGGTAATACACAATGGAAACAATTAGTACCAACTACTTCACAACAAACTAATATTGATGCTGCAGTTTCTAATGCAACAAATATAAATAATGTTGCTAGTCAAATTAGCCCAACAAATAATATTTCTACAGTTGCTGGTTTATCATCTAGTATATCAACTTTAGCAAGTATGTCTGGATTAAGTACATTAGCAGGTTCAGCTACAGCTGTTACAACTGTTGCAAATAATTTAACAGCAGTAAATAATTTTGCTGATGTATATAGAATTGCAAGTTCAGCACCAACATCAAGTCTTAATGCAGGTGATTTATATTTTGATACTACAGCTGATGAATTAAAAGTTTACAAATCTGGTGGGTGGGCAGCAGCAGGTTCAACTGTTAACGGAACAAGCAATAGGTTTGAATACACAGCTACAGCAAATCAAACAACATTTACTGGTGCTGATTCAAATTCAAAAACTTTAGCATATGACGCTGGATTTATAGATGTATATTTAAACGGAGTTAAACTTGCAAATTCAGATTACACAGCAACTTCTGGTTCATCAATTATATTAGGAAGTGGTGCTGCTGTTAATGATATTTTAATGATAGTAGCTTATGGTACATTCCAATTAGCTAACATATCAATTAAAGATTTAACAGATACACCTGCAAGTATTGGTACAGCAGGACAAGCTCTTGTTGTTAACTCTAGTGCAAACGCATTAGTATATTCAAATGCAAGTTCAGCAGAAGTTTATGGTTTTGAACAATATTATAATCCATCTACATTAGTTAGAACAGTAACTGTAGTTTCAGTTGGTGGTTCAAATAAATATTTTATAGATGGTGTTCAACAAGATACTTTAGATTTATACGAAGGTAATACTTACATATTTAATTATCCTTCTGGACATCCATTTAAATTTTCAACTACTTCTGATGGAACACATGGTAGTGGATCAGAATATACAACAGGCGTAACGCACAATAGCTCAACACAAGTAACTATTGTTGTTGCTAGTGGTGCACCAACACTTTATTACTACTGTGCTTCTCATTCAGCAATGGGTGGACAAGCAAATACACCAACACCTGGATCTAATGCAGTTAGATATATTACTACTAATCAAGGTGTAGATAACATCACTGAAAGTCAATATGCCAACTTTGATGATGTTTTATTTAGTGCTTCTGGTTTTGTCTTTAGCATTAATTCAAATGGCAATTTAATAGCCACTATATAATGTGCGTAGATTGTTCATTAATATAATTTAAAAAGGAGATATATGGCAACAATAAATTTAGGTTCTTTAAAATTAAACTGGACAGGTGCTTACAATAGCAGCACGTCTTATGCTGTTGATGATATAGCTACAGCAAATGGAAATAGTTATGTTTGTATTCAAGCCCATTCAACAGCACAAGCAGTAGGCAATGCGACAGCTTACTGGAATATAATGAGTTCAGCAGGTACTAATGGAACAAATGGAACTGATGTTGGAACAGTAATAACAACACAAGGCGATATACTTTACAGAGATGGAAGTGGACTTCAAAGACTTCCAAAAGGTACAGCAAATCAAGTTCTTAAAATGAACTCTGGTGCTACTGCTCCAGAATATGGAACTTTATCTTCTGACTTTGTAAGAATTGTAACTGCGGCAGGAGATGGTACTGCTGTATTAGATTTAGATAATTGTTTTTCTGCTGATTATGAAAATTACAGAATACTTGCAAATATCCATGTATCATCAACTACAAATGTAAATATTAGATTACAAAATTCTTCTAATTCTGAAATAACTACTGGCTATTATTATCTTGGTACACAAAATTATAAATCTAGTGGTAGTAGTGGAACTGATGTTAAAAGTGGTTGGAACGCAGGTTACTGGCAACCACAAGAAAGTGTTAATGCTGAGGGTGATGGTTATCTACAATTAATTGTAGATGTTTCAAGACCACACGTAAGTGGTAGAACTACAAGTATGCAAATTAGATATGGTTGTTATGATGGTGGTAGTTTTAGACAAGTTGATTCTTATTGCCAAGAAAGAGGTACAGATACTAATAAAGGAATTAGAATGTATGTTGGTACTGGAAATATAACATCTAGTTCATCAGTTAGTGTTTATGGAATTAAAAATAGTTAAGGAGAAATAATATGACAAAAATAAGAAAAGTATCGCCTGATAATCCTAATGGAATTACAAGAGATATGACACCAGAAGAACAAGCGTCTTATGATGCAGATGTTGCTAATGCAAATAAAAATATTTTAGTTGATGGTAATACTACTACTCAGTATGGAATTGATGAAGACTATGAAACAGCTAAAGCAGACAAAGAAGCTAAAGATGCTATTAAAGCTAGTGCTAAAGCAAAGTTAATTGCAGGAGAAGCATTAACTGAAGATGAAGCTAACACGATAGTATTATAGGTAAAATCCTATGACTAAAGCAAGAGATCTTTCTAATTTAATATCAACAGGAGTACCTAATAGTTTAATTACTTTAGATGCTAATGAAATACCAAATATAGATGCTAGTAAAATTACAAGTGGTTCTATAGCAGATGCTAGAATACCTGCTAGTGCAGTATCTCAACACGCAACATCTTTTGATGATAATAAAATTGTTAATGATATTTCTACTTTAGCTATTAGACAAGCATCTAACGAAAACAAAGGTGCTTACAATACTAACTCAATGTATGTTGATGTATTTCAAGATGATACTGGGATTGATACAGAAACCAACACAGACAGAAATGCTAGTGAGTATATATCTACATCAGCATCAACTGGAGGAACAGTACATTCTGGTTTTAATGGTTCAAGAGGATTTAATAATGAAGACCACCCATGTGGAGGTGGTGCTGGTTCAAATGCAAACGCAGTACAAGTAACTGGTAATAATAATAATTCAGAAATACCACATGGCGGAGATGGAATGTCAACTGATATTACTGGCTCTACTGTATATTTTGGTGGCGGTGGCGGAGGTGCTATGTACACCGACAACACACGACCTGCTGGAAATGGTGGTAAAGGTGGAGGAGGCGGAGGTTCTCATACTGGAAATAGTGGTGGAGGAACTGCTGGTTCTGGAGATACGAATGGATTAAATAATGGAGCAAATGGAGGTGTTGGAAGTAATGTTGATGGCGGAGATGCTGGAGCAAATACTGGTGGTGGCGGTGGTTCATCTGGTCATAGTATTGGTGTTGGTGGTACTGGTGGCTCTGGAATAGTTATTGTTAGATTTGCAACTTCATCACAAGCAAGTTATTCAAAATCTGGAGGAACTGCATCAACTATTGGAAGTGATACAATGATACAATGGTTATCTGGTTCTGGAAATTTTGTACCAAATGCAAATGGTTCTGGTAGAGTTTTAATTGTAGGTGCTGGTGGTTCTGCTGGAAATGGATTAAGTGGTGGTGGTGCTGGTGCAGAGGTTATTGAATATACATCTTTTCAATTTACTGCTGGAACAACTTATAATATTTCTGTTGCTGGAACAACAAGTCAAGGTGCTGGTAATGAAACTGTATCTGGTAATGATGGTGCAGATAGCTCATTCGGTTCACAAACTGCAAAAGGGGGTGGTAAAGGTTATCCAAGAGATGGTTCTGCATCACAATCAAGTAAACCAAATCAAGGTGGTAGTGGTGCATCTAATAACAATTCAAGTCTTATCACGCATGATGCTAATGATAAATCTTCTTTAGCTTATGCAACTACTACAAATGCAACTGGCTCATTTACTGGCAACAATATTACAGCTCCATCATCAACTAATAAGATGGGTGCAATCATAACTTATCAAAACCAAGCAGGAACTAACACATTAAATACAGATATAATTTTAAAACTTTCTGCTGATGGTGGTTCAAATTTTACAACAGCTACAATGACAGCTATGCCAGATTTTGCTTCTGGTATTAAAATGGCTAAAGTAAATGATTTAACAATAGGAAATGCTGGTACAAGTTTAAAATACAAAATAGAATTTGCTAATCAATCTGGTTCAAAAGAAGCTAGAATAAGAGGTGTATCACTTCAATACTAATGGCTAGAAAAAAAATAACACCAAAAGAGTTTAGCGAAATTGCTAATGGTGTTAGACTTTCATCACATGAAAAACTTTGTGCTGAAAGAATGAATAACATTTTAAAATCTATAGAAAGACTTGAAAAAAAAGTAGAACAATTAAGCGATCATGTTTCAACTGGAAAAGGAATAGTTAAAGTTCTTGTTATTCTAGGTAGTTTATTTATAGGAATTTTAGGCTATTTTAATTTTAAATGAAATTTATATTGGTAGTATGGGTTTGTACCTTTACTAGCAATCAATGTGGTCCACCAGTACAAAGCCCTACATTATATAACTCATGGAATGAGTGCGTTGTTGAAGCTTACAACTATAGTATTAATTTTCTTGCACAACAGAAAACAGAAGATGTTAACGAATATATGTTAGCAACTAAATTTGCGTGTAAGGAAATAGAAAATGTTTAAAGGTCATAGAATAATAGTTATAGGGGATGCTCATGATAGTCCTCATATAAAACAAGATCGTTTTAAATGGATAGGTAAATATATTAAATCTGTTAAACCAGATTATATTATTCAAATAGGTGACTGGGCATCTTTTGATAGTCTAAGTTTTTTTCAAAAAAATAGTACACAAGCAGGTAAGCTTAAAGATGCTTACATGATGGATATAGAATCAATGCGTAATTCTATAGATTTATTAGACAAACATATTGATAATGATTTAATACCTAGACACGTTACATTCGGTAATCACGAAGAACGAGTTTATAGGTTTGAAGAAAATATTCCAGAGATAGCAGGTATGATGAAAAAAGAGCTGCATGATTCTTTTGATACTCGTAAATGGAAACGATCTAGATATGGTGCTTTCAAAAATATAGGTGGTGTATCATTTACTCATTGTCCATTAAACATAATGGGTAAAGAGTATGGTGGTAAAAACTGTGAAGTACAGGTAGCTAATGATGCTACCAATGATATTGTATTTGGACATACTCATAAATTTAGAGATTGGAAAGCTCCTAAAATTGGGGATAAAAATTATGTTAGAATAGTTAATGTAGGATGTGCGTTGCCACATGACCATGTAGAAGACTATGCTAAGATGAATTTAACTGGGTGGTCTTGGGGTATAGTTGAACTCGGTATCTGGGATAACCACATACAAGAGAGTCAATTTATATCTATGGATAGACTGGAGAAAACATATGATAACTGATGGTACAAATTTTGCTAAATATAATAATTTTAGTAGTAACGAGTTTAAATGTAAATGTTGTGGGGAATTAAAAATTTCCGAAATAGTTTTAGACTTTTGCCAGGCATGGCGTACTCATATCCAAGAAGGTGTTACAATTACTTCAGCTTACAGATGTGCAGAACATAACAGTAAAGTTAGTTCTACTGGAGATGATGGACCACACACTACAGGTTTTGCAGTAGACATTTCTACTTCACCACAATTACAATATAAATTAATTGACTTTGCTTTACACTATGATCCTAAACCTACAGGTCTAGGTATAGCAAGATCGTTTACTCATCTTGATTGGTTAACAGCAGATGTTGATCAGAAGTATGTAGTAAGACCTAACGTATGGAAATATTAATATGTGGTTGAGTGCAATAAAACTTGCAATGAATGCTGGTTCTCATGTATATAAAAAACGACAGCAAACAAAAATGTTAATGGCTGATGCACAAATGCGTCATGCTGAAAAGATGAGCAGTGGTGAACTTGAATATAAAGCGAAAATTATTGAGAGCAATGATAACGGTTGGAAAGACGAATTTGTATTGGTGCTTGTATCTTTGCCTATGCTTTTATTGGGTTGGTCTGTTTTTTCTGACGATCCAGAAATACGTAATAAATTAGATTTATTTTTTGAGTATTTTAAAAATTTACCTTATTGGTACCAAGCAATTTTTATCGGTGTAGTATCTGCGATCTATGGATTAAAAGGTGCTGACATCATGAGGAAGAAATGAAAATTTCTGAAAACACTTCGGTATCAATGCCAATACGTAATATGGCTATGATAATTTTTGGTGTAGTAGCAGGTGTAATTGCATACACTGAACTTACAGGTAGGTTGACATCATTAGAAACTTCTAGAGAATTATTTGAAAATGATTTGCTTAAAAAATCTGAGCAAGTACCTACTGACCAGGAGCAGCACTTTTTATTAGAAGATCTTTATAAGACTGTAGAGAAACTA